TGTAGGGGACCGTCTCCCCTACATGACACAAGCGCAATAGTATTATTGCTTCTGACGGTTACGAATTTGTGCTAGAATGTCCATGGCATTTTTACTGCCGCTGGCTGGTGTTGGTTTGGCAACTTCTGCCGGTGCTTCGTCTTCGTCGGCTTCAAACGGCAAGTCTTCTGATTTAGTCACTTTTGCTACCACCGACAGTGCTGGCTTTGCAGCAGTTGTTTCTTCTGCAGCAGCTGGTGCATTACCGCCCATCATACCTGCAGGCTTGTAGTATGCACCCCAGCGTTCCATGTCATATGGTTCACCGTCAACCGAAGCTTCAAACATCTCTTTGATGATTTTGAGTTCTGCATCGCTGGGTTTCTTTGGCAAAAAGTCAGCAAGGTTATACAGACCATATTTTTCAATAGCAGCTAGTTCATCTTGGTTCAATGCACTTTCACGACGAGCCCATGTAGATGTGCTGTAGTCAGCATAACCGCCTTTACTAGTTTTCTTAATGTTAAAGTCCAGACCAGCTTCATAGTCTGTGGGCATATTTTCCAGTTCGGGATCCATGAGCGCATTTTTAACCAAGTTAAAAATCTGCGGACTGATAATGAATCTACGAATTGGATTTTCTGGAGCTTTGTCATCTGTAAGTGGGTTATCGCGGACGAAACCTTGGAACAAGTAAGACTTTTTCTTCCAATATTTACGACCCATGTCTTCAAGACTTTTGTCTTTAAACCAAGTACGCACTTCAGCCAAAACTGGACAAGCTTCACCCCACATTTCAACACAGGGAACCTGTACAAAAGTTGGTTTGCTGTCGGGTTGACCTTTGATGCCTGCAAAAGGCAATTTGATCATCAGTCTTTCAATCCAGAAAAAACTGTTTTTAGTGTCTGCGTCTGGGAGGAATCGTACACGAGCGGTAGTTCCTTCTGCAATGTTCCAGTGAGCGTAAATTCCATTGTCTCCACCGGATGCGGTTGAACCTGTGCGGTTCTCTTGAGCTTGTAATTTTGCTCGAATTTCAGCTAGTGATGTGGCCATAATAATTCTCCTTAATAAATGCCATAATGTTTGTGCCTAGATATACAACAGCACCATGCAATTGTATAACAAATGTATTTAGTCTGTCAAGACAAAAAATAAAAATTTTGTTCAGCACAGATTAAGTTTAACTGTGCAATTTGGGTCTGTCAAATTATTTGGCTAAACCTGCCAATTTTTTAATTGAGTTCATATCTTCGTGAACAGCAGCACTCATTCTACTTAAATCACGATCCATGGTGCTGGCACCATAGGCTCCATTAATAGGATCTTTAACTTTGAGCGGAGGCAATTTCATGTTAGCTGAAAGAATAACATTTTCAGCTCGGTCTTGTTCTTCCTTGCTGTCAAAATAGTACACACCATCTACAAACTTAAAATCAAAACTCCAGTCAGTCAATAGATCGTCAAGTTTTTGGTCTATTGTGTCGGCTGTGTGAAAATCTGGATGTTGTGTGGTATAGGGTTCAGGGTTAGCAACATTACTTAAGGGACTGTCATTTTCTTGCAGTGTGTTGGCCCATGCAGCAAATTCTTCACCTACCTGTTCACTTCTTGTTTTGTAAGCACGGTGAACAATTGGTAATGCGTCCATTAAACTTTCATCAAATACTCGCCTAGTAAATCTTTCTTTTAATGCGTCAATATCAAACTCGTCTTCAGTTAACGCTTCAGGTTGCCACAGGGCGCGATATTGTTCGTAGCCACGCTGTCCACGAATGGTAAACAGATCTCTATGCAACTTGCCATAATGATCAACAGCAGACTCTACCATTACCTGTGTTTCAATGTCTTCAAATTGTCGACCGCGCATGTTTCTTGCAAAATGTTTTAGTGCCGACATTTCACTGATAATTTTTCCAATGTGTTTGCCAAAATCATCATGCACTACGCCGCCGTTTTTAACATGCCTTGCATAAGCTCTTGCGCCATTAAGTGTGGTGCCTTCGGGTAGTCTAAATCGTTCACCTAGGGAATTCTCGATGTAGAACGATTCGATATTACGACTTCTTGCACCGGGTTTAGTTTCGTCCACAATTGGCTTGCTGTGCCTCGCAATAATTTTTACATTTTCTAACTTTTGATAGCTGCTGCGGCTGGTGCCATACATTCTACTTTCAGCTAGTTTTAAATCAATTTCACTGCTGTCAACAACTTCGGCGTCTCTGTTTGCATGTTTTAAATCTCGCAAATTTAAACCACTTTTGGCAATATCTCTTACATCAAAACTTTTAAACTTATTTTGTTTTGAAAAAAATCTAAGTCTTTTAATAAATTTGTACCAAGATTGTTTTTCCTCGTCGGACATGTCTTGATCTATGTCTTTGTCAAAGTAAACTTTAAAAGATTCCCCATCAATTATGCTGATTGTAATATTGCCAAAATTAACACCGTTTTTTACATAATCAAAATTAAAAAATCTAGCCTTGCTGGGGTCTAATGTAGTTTTAGCTGATTCATCGCCAATGCTGATATCCCCAAATCTACTGCGGATTTCGTCAAAAGTTGCCTCTGCTTTTTGTTCAATGGTATTCATATAGTATATTTATATTTTCGGATAAAACCAAGTGTAGCTGCATAATCTATGCTTACCGCTGGGCACTGGGTATTCAACTTCATGATATTGGGTTGGTGTGTTTATCATAATATAGCCTGTATTTTTTTTATATTTAAACAAATATCTATTTGTAAAATAAGTGCCCGGACACTGATCAGTGTCTATTAGATAAATTTGCATTGTTGCGTAAACATCACTGTTATCAATATGACTGGTCATAGTAAAATTAGGACCATCTAACCAAAATCCAGTATCGCAACCCGCTGCATCTATACCCGTGGCGTGGTTTATTGTTTCTAAATTATTTTTAATAAACAAATCAAACTTTTGTAAAGTATTATTATTTGCTAGTCTTAATCTGTTGTATTGTTCTTGCCAAGATTCCTTATGGCCGGGCCATGATTTGTAATCTAAACTGTTTAACTCTAATAAAAAATCTTCGGGAAAGATATTTTCAACAAGAAAAAGATCTTTGTTATCATCGACAGCAGTAATTATCATGACAGCATAATAAAAGGCATAGGAATTACTAGTTCACTGTCATCTTTGAGTTTTTCGTCAACATTAGGATCAAAATCTCTTATCACGCCAGCCATTCTCACTGCCAACAACATGCCCATGACCAAGTCGTCGGTTTCTCCAATTTTGGCTGCATAACTGCTGCCCGACGCTACAAAAGTTTTTAACTCACTGACCAAAGCTTTACTGGCAATGTGTAATTTTCTTGTCTCTATCAAATTTTTCATTTTACTGCAAGCACTGATTTTGGTTTTGTGTGTTGTGTTAAATCCTTTTCTATAACGGCGTGTTGCACCGGGTCTTCCAGGTTCACTTAAGAAAATACCTTTAATGTTTTCTTCGCCGTATTCATCTATGGCTATCAGTGCAGCTTCGCCTAATGTATTATTTTCTACACTGTAATAAATGTCTGTTTCAGAACCTATTTCTTCAGCAATATATTTTACAATTTCTGACAGTATTTTTATTTGTTGCTGCACAGGCGTTTTATTATGTTGCCATTCTCCTACTTGCATCATAGTAGGCATCTCTAAAATTTGTATAGCTGCAGGATCACCTCCTGTGCCTAAACTGGGATCTAAGGCCACACAGTATAAATGATTTTTACTGGGTTTTTTATACCAACGAACTTGACCTTGTTTTAACATAGGATCAATACCGGCCATTTCAGTTAAAAATATAGGATTAATCAGTGTTTCATCATGAATAATAAATTCGCAGTCCATTTCTCTACGGAATCTTTCTTCACCTAACTGACTACGCATGTTTGCTGCCCATGCGTCATCTCTGTCAGGATGTTCCCTCCAATTACTTCTATAAGCTTTAAAACCATTTTGACCAATATCAGTTTCATTGCCATACTCATCTTGTGTTTTATTGGCCTGTCGCCAAATTTGAGCAAACTGATCTTCGTCGCTGTTGGGCGTGCTGGTAATAATACATTTACCACCAGTGGCCAGTGTGGGACTTATCGAAGTCCAAAATTCAGAAGCAATGGTAGGTCTCACGAAGGCAAACTCGTCTGCGTATAACAAGGAAATACTCATACCACGACCTGTGTTTTCTGTGGTTGTGGCACTGACTATTCTAGATCCATTGTCGAAGTCTATGCTGCCTTTGTTGTAGCTGACCACACCAGCACGAATAAAATCAGGAACGCTTTCATAGGCATACCTTATCCTTTGCATAATTTCTTGACTGCCTGTATATTTGTGTGCAGCCACAAGAATCGTACTGTCAGGAACGAACATAGCATACCATAACAAATACCCTGCTGCGGTAGTGCTTTTACCTGTTTGTCTAGGCATCAAACTAATACTAAATCTATAATTATGATAAGTGTGTACCAATCGCCTTTGATAATCATAAGGAGCATATTTCATTCTGCCCCTAACAGGATGTTGTATATAAAAATAGTTTTCTAAAAAATAAGCAGGGCCCGACACAGGATCGCTGCAACGCATAATTTCCTGAATTTGGTTAGCAGTATAACTTTCAACCGTGTTTGGTTTTTTAATTAGTACTGTTTCGAGCGTTTTGGCCATTGTTCAAAATTCAATTAGACTTTATAATAAATATTTATTGTTCAACCATCAACCAAAGTGAGATTTTAAAATTAGTGATGTACTTTTGCTGAACAGCGACTTCAATCCTATCAGTATTTTACCTTTAAGTGTCGTTAGCTGGCAACATGCCGTAAAACTTTATTTTTTGGACAGAATTCACATTCTCGAAGAATATGAAGACTGGGTAATTCGCAGTGAATACTTGACCATGAATGTACCTGCCGTGGCAGTGACCAAAGATTATTTCAAATTCAAAAAAGCTGCTAAATTCAGTCGCAGTAATTTGTTTTTACGCGATTTGTATCAGTGCCAATACTGCGGCGATACTTTTGATCATAAAGACTTAACTTTGGATCATGTTAAACCACGCAGTAAAGGCGGCAAAACCAATTGGGAAAATAGTGTGACTGCTTGTAAGTCTTGTAATTTTAAAAAGGGCACACACGATTGGAAACCGTTAAGGGCTCCTTACAAGCCAGATCATTTTCAATTGATTAACAAATGGAAGCAGAGACCTATTCAAGTGCGGCACCCTAGTTGGTACACTTACTTGGGCATAGAGCCAATCAAATAGGTCGTTCTCCTGTCAGGTATGGGAGACTAAACCATAATTTAAACCAGGCATCCGTGCCTGGTTTTATTTTGTGCTTACGCTGTAATTTAGCTTTTTCTGTGCCTGTGTAGCTGATGTTTTCAGTCTGCCCAATTCGGTATTCTTGCCATTTTGGTCTATTGCCAATGCCAGCTAACACTTTTAATTCTTGTAAAGGATCCATTATACACCGTAACGATTTCTTTTGACTGGTGCAACAGGACTTTTATCAGTTACATCTGTGGCTTCTTCACTTTTTTTAGTAGCTATGGTTTTAGCACCTTTGGCATATTCAGCGCCCATTTGTTTTATGGCCAACTTGACAGTTTCATTATCTGCGTCTGTATAAGCTATTACAGTCATATTTTCACCAAACGCACTAGCGGTGTGCATTGGATGTTCAGACCGAGCATTGGCCATAGCCAGACCCATTCTATATTGGTAATAAGGATCTTGCCCTTTTAAACCAGGCAAATTCCAAGTGGTAGGCATGGCTCGGGCTACTGCATTAGTCAGACTGCCTGTACCACCTTCTATTAGAATTTCATTTATTTTCATACGCCGTAACGATTTCTCTTTACTGGTGCAACAGGACTTTGTACATGAGTACTGGGTATTTCCATGCTGCGATGATCACCTTGATTTAAATCTGTGTATTTGCTGCCCATTGCTTTGTATGCTTGTTTAAGCATTTTGCTTTCAATATCTGTAAAAGGTGCAGCTATATTATGTCGACCAGCCCAACTTTCAGCATCTAAATGGTCAGGTAAAGGATCCACTCCGTTGCTGGCTGCTGTGGCCATCATTAGTCTGTAGAGTTCATAAAATCTATCGCGGCCTTGACCGTCTTGAAATTTATGCAATCCTTTCGTGGCAAACTGTTGTCTTTTAGTGAGTTTACCAACTTTATCTTCGATTAAGATTTCATTGATTTTCATATTACCAAGCTCTGCAGCTCCAATAACGAGCTTTCCAACGGGGACCAGGATTGGCACAATTATGTCTAGCTCTAAAACTTTTTCGTCGTTTTGGATTAGACTTTTTGATTTTCATATTTTTATCGCCAAAGTTGACTTTAACCACATTGCCTTTTGGTCCGCGTACATAAACTTTTGATTTTTTTACATCGCCTCGCATGGGTTTACCCAAGGGCACTTCTCGACCTTGATATTTAGCTTCTGTTAGGCCTTTACCTGCTGCTATTCTTTTTTCCAAATCTTCTATTTGATTTCTTAAATTTTTATGTCTTGACCAAACACTGTAATCATCACTGTATTCATAATAAGGATCAAATTGAGCTTTTAAGTTTGCCAGTTGTTTTTCTAATTCAGACAATGTGTCTTTTTGCACATTTTCCAACAAAACACCACTTATTCCCAACAGTGCCACTGCTTTATCATCAGCTTCAACGACAACACCGTCATTCATGAACCCAACAACACGACTTTCAATTATCATGTGGCCCAGCTCAATATCAAAATTGTCGCCTAGCTGTATTTCTTCATCAACAACAATGTGTGCAATTTTCATTTCTTAACCTTAATGCTTTCATAATCACGAGCCACAGTTTCTTTCATGGCTATTGGATTGTCACCGAACTGATATCCATGTTTGTGCATTCTCTTTTCTTGGCCTGCCACATCACCGTTGCCGCCTTTGGTTAACACATCTACGCCGTAGACTTCTTCATCTGGTGTTGTGCTGGCATGATAGCGCTCATCTTTTGCTTCTTCAACTTCTTCGTTATCTTGCTCGCCCATGGTCATTTGAACAGGACTATAAACTGCTTGTGCTTGTCCCGATCCTAGTCCAGCTAGCTTTAGTATTTGAGCTAGTTTAACAGCATCCGAACCTTCAGCGTTTACATTCAAACTTTGTGTTCCATCACTGTTTACATTCATGTTAATGCTCATGCGGCCTTCTTGTTCTTGGCTGGGCACAGGACTAGCACAACCGCATTCAGACATTCCGCATTCTGTGCAGACCTGCATGGCTTCTTGTACTTGATCTGTGCTGAATTTTTGACCAAATGCTGTAAAAGATTTTTTACCTGCTTTTTCCGCGGCTGTATCTTGTTGTTTAATATATTTACCGCGACTTACTTCGTCTACTTGGTCTTGTTCGCCGCGCAGAATTGCAAAGTCTGTGGCATCTAAACGGCCATTTTTATTTTTGTCTAATTTTTTTTGGCCACCTTTTAACACATCTTCCATGCCAGCAAGACGCATCATTTCATCTAAATCGGCATTAGTGTCAGGTTGTTGTTCATCGACCGGCACTGGAACTGGAACACCCTTTTCACCTTTCTTTGGAGGATCAGCTGTCCATACTCCACCTTTGATTGTGCCCATTGTTGGAGCAGGTGCTGGCTTAGGCGCAGGGGCAGGCTTTGTGGTGGTTGTATCTGTGGTAGATTTAGACTGTTCTAAAATATTTTCATATGATTCTAAATAAGTTTCAAAAGCATGTTTCTTTGGTCTGCCGCGTCCACGCTTTACCACTGTAACATTTTCTGTGTCATCGGTTTCACCTGTTTTAGGATTGTACTTGCGAATATATTTTGTACCGCCGGTTACAGGATCTTTTTCTTTAGTAAATTTGCCTGTACCACGATCACTGTCATGTCTAGCTTGCACAGCCTTCATCATTTCTTCCCAACCTTCAGTGATCTGTTCAGCAGTCATGCCACTAAGAGATAAAACTCTCAATGCATTAACAGCTTCTTCTATTTTGCCTGCCTTATGTGCTTTCCATGCTGTTGCATAGGCAATTGATTTTTCTTGGGGCGTCAGTTTGCCATCTTTGGCATATCCTTTTTTAACATGTTTAACCATGCGTTCTGCTTTGGCTCCTGGAGGTGCTACTTCATCCATTTTATCATGTTTAGCACGAATTTTTGCCATTGTTTCTTTGCTAGCGCCTTCACGGCCTGCTTGTTGTAAAGCTTTCATGCCTTGCTCGCCGTATTTCTTTTTTCCAAGATAAGCTTGTAAAGCTGACTCATCTTGCTGTTCTTCCGCGACTTTTTGATCTTCACCTAGTTTTTTGCCTTGGGCAGCGGCCTGTTGAAATTTTTCTTTTCCGTATTTTTTACGGCCAATTGCTGCTGCAACTGCTTCGGGATTTTCGGCGCTGCCGCCTTTTTTAATTGCGGCAACAGTTTTTTTAAAGCCCATATATTTTTCATTAAGTTGACTTTCTATAGTTGCAATATTTTCTGCCAGCTGAGTTTTTTCCTTAGACTGCTGTTGAACCGGCGGCTGATTTTTTTGTTCAACTGTATTCAATTTGTTAAGAATGTCGTAAATGTTATTGCTCATGATTTTATCCTATTATTTCTTTACTGGCTTAGATATTTTGTTCTGTTTGCTGCCCACAGGACTAGAAGTGCCTTGCGGAAAGTCGTTGCTGGTTTTGCCTTTGGCTGTGGCACCACCTGCAGCATTGGCGTATTGATAGCGGCGTGTTTCTTCGAGTTCTTTCATAATACTGGGAATTCTTGCATCGCCCACTAAATCTTTGTCAGGACTATCAGTTTTCATTTCTGGTTCACTGAGCACAGTTTTACCATCAGGGTTACTCATTTCTTTTCCATCTAATATAGCTTCAAACGGACTGTCTGTGGGCGTTACACGAATATTAGCAGCAGGGCAGCAGCCGCACTCTGCAATTGCATTTCTAATAAGGTCATCGTTGGCTGGATAACAAACACTAACATCAAAAATGTTAATTTCCACAGGTCCCATATTGGGAAACAGTGGGCTTTCTTGAATGGGTAAACGCTTGGGGCTGCTAACACTTTCAACTTTATACTGTTCCAAAGCTTGTTTTACTTTTGACTCTATTTCGCTGGTCATTTCACAGGCCATGCGTATTCTAAAGTTGTAAGTCTTTTGGCTTTCTGTTAAGTAGGCTTTAAATGACTTCATTGGGAATTGTTCCTATTATTAGATATTTATTCGAATTCAGTTATTTTTTCTGTTGTTTCAGTATTTCGGCTAATAATGTATTACGATCAATAACTGTACCTTCACCTTCTACGCTAGATCCTAACTGCGGATTATCTTTGGTTTGTTGATCTAATCGCATTTTTTTAAGTTGTAAATCAACCATGCGTAATTTTTTATCCAATTTAGCTTGTTTGGCTGTAATAGCGTGTCCTAACAATGTACCTGCTGTTTGAAATACTGTGCCACTAAATCTTGCTTCCATGGCCATGCCTAAATCCATTAAATCATTAAACTTTTCTTTAGCTAAATCAGCAAGCTCATCTAGTTCTTGGTCACTGGTTTCTAGACCTTTTACTCCAGGAAGAGCACTATCTATTTTGTCTATAGCAGAATCTAGTTCTGCAAAAGTTGATTGATGTTGTTGAAGCTGTTGTGTAGCTTGTTCGGCAGTAACATCTTCAGGTAAATTTTCAGGCAAATTAAACAAATCACTGAGTTTTTTGGTCATACCATATTTATGGTTAGCTGCCGTGAAAAATTTGATTTTCGTTTATGACCCTAAATTTAAGACCGTTTTGTTCGCAAAACGCTGCTGCTGCTTGCCACTTACAGTGATTAAGTGCCACTGCGGCGCGATCTCTTGCACTTTTGGCAGCTTCCATGGTAGTTTCTTTTAAGGGTTTTACTTCAATTACTTCGCCTAGACGATTGCCATGTTTATCCTGATAGATAATAAGAAAGTCGGGCACATAAATGGTTTTTTTTCTTGTAAAAGGATTGGTGTAGTTTATGTGTATAGCTTCCGATGCCCATTGTAGGATATTGGGATTTTCATCAAAGAAGGTCATAACCTTAAACTCCCAACTGCTGCGATAGGTTGGTAGTTTTTTTCCTATGTACTTTTGTGGGTTTTTGATTGTAAATTTACCCTGACTGTATTTGCTGGTCATTACCAAACAATGGTTCGTGCTACATATTTGTTAGGGCTTACTGTGTTTACTGTGCCCAGTAAGCTGGTGCTCACTCTACTTGTATTGAGATACAGTGCTAAAAAATTGTTAAGATCGCCCGGAGGCAATTTCATAAATTGATCTAGAACTGTCATTGGATCTTCTCTGTTTTGTTGTGCAGTGTTAATTACTGTTTGTGCCAGCAACTGTGCGCTTTCTTTATCACCTGTAACTTGTTCAAACCAACTTAATATAGCATCGTTTGTGCCAATACTCACAGTGTAGTCGGGCACAAAATAATTATTGAAAAATTGATTTGTTTTATCTAGTCCAGTGGTGTTTAAATTACTGGGTTGATTTGGATTGTAAGTTGTCATAGTTGTTAATAGTCCTGTCCCCAACCAGATGTCCAATCTAATGTAGGTGCAGATTGTTCACTGGGAGTATAAAAACTGCTGCTGGGATCTTGAAATGGATCTGCAAAGTCTGTTCGGCCGCCGCTGAAAACATACTGACCACTTTCCGTAATAATAGGATTTCCAGAACCATCAGTCCAAACGGTTGCTTGAGGCTCTATGTTTGTAGATGAACCTGTGCCAAATGTAGGATTAGCTGCTGTAGATGATCCAAACAAATTGCTTGGCCAATTTGTTGCGGTTGGTGGTTGTGACTGTGTATATTTGCCGTCTATGTCTCTAACATACACAGACCCGTCTTTATAACTAATAATTGCACTGCCGTCAGCAAAAATATCTTGATTTACAACATTCTGCCCAGGCGCGGCAGCGTTAAAGCCACCAGAACCAGTGATTCTTCCAATAAAATTACTGATACCGCCTGTGATATTATCTATACCCTGACCAATTGTACCTGAAAAATTATTGAGTATAGGCTGTAGCGTATTGTTAACTAATCTTCCGGTAGCTAGTCCAACAGCTCCACTTACTCCTGCAGAAATTGCTTGTCCAAAAACATTATTACCTAACACCTTAGTGAGTCCACCATACACTTGTTGTCCCACAATACCACCTGCAACTAGACCAGTTGTACCAGAAATAGTGTTAACAATCTGCGCTCCTGTACCCCCAATGGTATAGGTCATGCCAGTTCTTGGATCAGTATAATATCTTACACTTGCAGGGTTATAAGGTTGTCCTTGACTGACTGCAACACTGGTATTAATTGGTACTGCTGCAGGCTGTGCCTGTCCTGTAAAGTTTGTGCCTGGTATAATATCTACTACTTGATTATTAGCGTCTTTAGTAATAACAGTTCCATCTATGTATCTGGACTGAGTTAGCACTTGCCCGTCGGGTTGCACTAATTGAGTTTTTACTTCCAAATTGTCATTAACAGAATTTGGATTATAAGTACCCGACTGTGTGGTTAAAATTTGTGTGGTAGCAATAGGATTACCGAATGTGTCGTAAGTTACAGCCGATCTTTGATTTGTAACAGGTACACCATACTGGTTAACCAATATAGATCCTCCGTTATTTTGTTGAACTTGATAAAGTTGCGCCGAACCAGAATTAAAAACATCTGTTACTACACCATTTACATAATTGTTTACTACATTGGCACCCACAGTAATCACACCTGCAGCTATGCTTTGACCTATACTGGCTGCGCTGATACTTGCCCCATTATATAAACCAGGATTACTGTAAGGATTGGTTAAAATATTACTGTTACTATAAACCAGCCCTGATCCCAAAGAAGCAGTAGGCACAGTAAACGGATTGCCAATGGCTGCGTTCACTGCACTGTTGATTGCATTTACTCCTATACTGGCTATCGATGTTTTTGCTAGTTGACTAAAGTTAACATTTTTAAGATTCTTAGCTAAATTTTTTATATTCAACAACGAATTAAAAATATTGGCGCCTGACCCTTGACCATCGGGCCTTGCTAAATCTTTTGTACCATTTGCCAACACGCCCACAATGCCATTATCGTCATATATGTTAGTAGTACTAGTGCTAATAGGACTTTGAAAATTGTCATAGTGTATAGTGGCAAATCCACTTACATCTAACGGATTAATATAACCAGTTTTGTATTTGACAGTTTCAAAAACCACAGACATTTGATTTTCCATGATGCCTGTACTTTGACTACTGTCATGTTGTCCATGACGCCAATCTGTGATCATTGGATTTATAAGTTCATACTCTGTAAATCTTTTTTGATGTAAACTAAAAATTTGTATACTTGTTAAAAAAGGCACAGTACTGGCATTTCTAGGAGTATAACCCCAGCCGTCTGTTAGTCTTGGTTGATATTTGTGAGGACTTGTATAGTATGCTTTAGTATAATCGCTGTCTCTGTAATAATAGGTATAATAATCATTCCAAAACTTTGTCACTGTATCAGCCATGTCATCATGGAAGGTAATTGTGATTGGATCATAATTGATATTTGTTTGTATTATATTTTTTCTATTGTAGGCGTTTAGTGTTCTAGTTGCCATTTTAAATTTAGGCAAATCAACTTGTTTGGCCAGTAAACCAACTTCATACTGTTCTAAAACTGTTTGACTACTTATTCCATTGCCAAATATCTGTTGACTTAGTAATCCAACTACTTGTGATAAAAGTTCATTGCCTAAATTATTATTAACATTTATAACCACATAGTACAAAAAACTTTGTTTAGGCGAAAGTTTATAATTGTCAGCCAAAAACAGTTTTGTAGCATGTTGATAGGGATGCGTATAAGTGCCGGGTGTTAAAGGCTTTAAATTAGCATTGTACAATGATACCATACAAATATTTAGCCAACAAAAAACCCACTCAAAGTGGGTTTTGTCAAGCTAAAGTTAATTAACCTGTTACTGCTGTACCAGTACCCCTCGGAACTGGATTTCCAACTCCACCCAACCCTGTGGTCTGTAGTGCGTTGTCCATACGGATACTCATTGTAATTGTCATTGGTTCGTTATTACCGTAATTGGCTTCGCCCCAATTTACATCAGAAAGGAAGCAACCATACAATTCCCAAGTTTCTAACACTGTAGGTTCAATAGCCCCGTTACCGCCGTCCAACATTTCAATTCTTGCAGTAAACTTATAGTCAATACCAGCACTAGCACTGGCTTGCTCTAAGAAGTCAAATTGTTTCTGTAACTGTTCGCCAACTAAACGACTGACATTTCCGCCTGCATCATCTCTTAGTACAACAGATGCTGTTTGCCAGGTTGGTCTGCCGGCAATATAGGCCATGCTGTTATACACAGGCAGCGCAATTGGTTCCATGCCTACTTGTGGACGAGCAAAACTAATAATCTGTTTTGTTAATTCAGTGGTAGGAGTGCTAACACCAAAACTGTCAAAACTACCTCTAAAACGAAACTGTAGTTTTGGCATCAACAGACCTTGAGTGGAAGCACTTTGATTTCCACTCAGCGGAACTGTAAATTTAGTTAATGAAGAAACTGCCATTTTAATTTGCTCCTGTTCCAACGGCTTCAGCTGGTGCAACATTGTTACTGTTTAACTGGCCAGCTGCAACTAACCTAACTGGAATGTAAATAAATTCAACATCTTTAGTTGGTTGTATTGCGATATCTACCCAAAGTTCATTTCTGTTAATACGATCTGGTGTATTATTAGAGCTGTCGCATACTACCAAATAGTCTGCAACACCGCGTTTTGCCACCAAATCATTCAGCAGACTGTTGACTACTGTGGTAATGTTAGTTCTTGTTATGCTGTCATTTGGTTCAAACAAGAATGGTTTAGAAAGAATATTCAATTGCTTCCTTATATAATTAACAAGTCTAGACACATTGATCCTGTCTAATGCACTTGGTAATGATGCCAAAGTTTTTTGTCCATACACTACTAATCCAACAGCAGGTAGGCTTGTCAATGGATTAATTGCATTGGTATACAATATATCGCGCAATCCCTGATTTACACCCACGCTTACAAAGGCACCAGTTGCAGCATTTACATAACCGATAGCATTCAAGTTATCGATTAATCCGCGTCTTGTTCCAGCTGGTGCTATCCATGGATAGCTTGCATTATCACTGTTAAGAATACTTCTTAATGTTGCATGGCTAGGGGGGACAACAACTGTTGATCCTGTGAGATCTGTAGTCTGTCCACTCGGGTAGTAGATACCTACATATGGATCAGTTGTGTTCAAACCGTCTTCGCCTGTAGCACTTGCATCCGCACTGTTTGTGGCCCATGCCTGAACCGCAGTGCCTGTAGCAGGTAATCTAAACGGTGTGTCACCGATGATGAATGCTGTGTCGTCTCTGTCATTGTTCAAAGTTACCATATTAGGAATTAACTCTGGATAACCAGGACATGCAATTAAGTTAAACTGATTTGCATCTTCACGCAGAGTAGTGCTGCTGTCGATTGCAGATTTAAGAGCAGCAACAACTACACCTCTCTGTGCTTTTCTTCCAAAGTTTGGTAAGTTAGAAGCGTCATATCCGCTGTCGGTTAGCCAAGTAGCTGTTTCACTAGGAATAGTCTCTCCTGGATAAGCCGCTTGAGTAAAGTACCCACTCTTGTAGCGTTTTACATTGTATCCGCTGGCTCTTGTGTTAAACAACAGAATACCTTTTGGATAAAACGCTGGATCAGGCGCATCTAAATCTACATAGTTACTTGTT